AGCATTCACGCCATACCAAGCACATGCCCACGACTTCGCACCAGCAGGGTCAATGACTTGGTAGTTTGTCCATGAACCATCAGAGAAATCAATCTTCTCGTCTTCTGGGTCGTAAATGTGTGCCACCTGGTCAAAAGTGCTGAACATGGCAGTCATGCTCTTTGTTGGGTAGCCGTATAGAATTTTTTTAATCTCTTCCACCGAGGAGTTCCTATGGTTTCGAGCTAGACGTTCCCAGTTAGAGAATGGGTTGCGTTCTGAGTGGTAGAACACGATTGCCATATTCTCCCTGTTCTTCGGCTTTTGAACATAGGGCATTAGCTCGCCACCAAGAATTGACGCTGGGAGAGACTCTACTGTTTTCGCACCATCGAGGATGCTGCCGACCAGCGGCGTATATCCACGGATTGGAGTGAATGTTATCAAAATCTTAGAGTTGAAGTCTGCACATCGACTCTCCAATCGTTTCAAAAGCGTTTCATCTGAGACGTATTCATCCATCCACGTCCCAATGTTCGTGTACCCGCAAGTCTTAGGTGGTGCGCCTAACTTAGCACCCTCAATCACAGAGTCATCGTTCTGGAACTGAGTGTAGAACTTAAAGTAACAGACCGCCCCGTTTGGCAGGATAAACTTGTTCCCCGTAAATCCAGTGGCTTTAGAGTAATTGATTTTAGCAACCTCATCCTTCTGCTTCTTCTTAAATTCCTGCGGCATCATCTGCCATAGATACGGCTGTTGGCGTTCGACACTTGCATCCTCATTCTGAGACCAGCAGATAATCTCGGTATTAGGGTTCTCCATGAGAGTCCGCATGACTAACCATGCCGCAGTAAAACTCTTAGACGACCTGTTGCCACCCATCACAACCATCGTGTCAATCTCGTCCTTAGCAATTATATCCGCCACCTTCTGCTGTTGCGGCAACACGAATCCACTGTAGACTGGATCAATGATTGCTGCCTCGATCCTGCCGTTGTGCAGCTGAATGCTTTCGGCATATCCGTCTGGATCGGTTTCCAGCAATACTAACTGGTCTTCTAAGCTCGGAGGCTTTAGGATGGGGTGATCTTGATATTCTAGTGACATTAATCTACCTCAATTACTTGTTCTGCTTCCTTAGCCTTGGCAATCTTAGCGCGTAGCTCTGCTGCCTTGTCCTCGTACTCCTGCTGCGTCACCACATGCTCCACAACGTGCTTCTGGACATTGTTGCCTGTCAGCTTGCCATGAATGTCAGTAAGACCTTGTAGTCCCTTCACGGACTTGAAAACCACGTTCTCGTCCACCTCGATGTCACCAGACTCGACACGATCACCGAACTTGTTCATAATCATGCGGTGAGTGTCTAGCCCTTCAAATGTCAGAGAGGCAATCTCAGAACCCCACGCATTGCGAACCTCTTGGCACTCTGGGTCGGCCATTAGCTCTGCCTTGGTGTCATAGTAAAAGTTCTTAGTAATGCCGTGCTTCTTGCGGAACTCAGTGACCTTGCAAGGCTGCTGGATGACGTGCTGCGCTACTAATGCCCAATGCTTAGGATTGCGGTGACACCATGCTCGATTATGCCCAGTTGACTCCTGTGCATTCTTCAGTGCCTTGGCAATGTAGTTCTTGGTTTCTATTGCCAGTTCTTCACTCATAATCTTCGTCCTCCCAATCGTCAGGCATGTCAGCCCATTCAGCCATTTCATTCGACATATCAAGCTCGTTACCCATGTCCTCTAAGCTGTCACGGAATAGCATACGACCTACGCGCCAACTGGAGTAGTCGTAGTGCAGCAGCTTTCCCTCATTGGACAGCACAGCCAGCGCAAAGTCTGGAAAGTTGTCTTCTAGAAACGACAGCGCAGGTCGCAACAGGGCTTCTTCTTCGTCGGAGAGCATTAGTCCTTCTTTCCGTAGATGGTTCGTGAGCGCAGTCCAGCGGGCAGTTCGCTCTTTGGGACTTCCACCTTGTTCGTTGGCTTGCGAGTGTCCTTAATAACAGCATCCATATTGCTACGGAACTTGCCGTGGTCACGTCCTAGTTGTCTGATTTCTGATCCTTTGGTTGACATGGCTAGCTGTATTGCTTTTGGTTAGTCCATGCTGATATGATGACATTTACCTGCACATCATCCGTGCAAGCGTGTTGCTCTCCTATGTATCCCTCGTTTGCTCGCTCTGTTACGATAAATCCACTCTTGGTCTTATGGATTGTGATTTCTGTTATACTTGGCTTGACTGTTATATCGTTCATGGCTAGAGTATAGCATATCGTGTCAATACCCCGTTTTGCCGCATACCTAAAGGGGGTTGACAAGTGGTGTACAATGTAGGCAGTTCTTTTTAATGCGGGGTATCTCAGCGGTAGAGCAATAGCTTGATAAACCAAAGGTAGGCGGTTCAAATCCGCTCCCCGCACCCATATTGACCACCGATGCTTCCTTCATATATAGCCATTTGAAAAGCACACTACGGTAGTAAAACCCGATCCACTCTGTCGGGCAATAGGTAGTTAAAGGAGTCGTGAAGGAGACACGTTAACAGACCACGCCTCTCGCAGGGTTGGCTCCATGTGAGAGGCGTTTTTGTGCCTAGCTTCCTACGCGTGCCTTGGCAATCTCGTAGTAGTCCTTGTCCAGCTCGCAGCCCACAAAGCTGAATCCTTCGCGGAGAGCGGCCTTTCCTGTGCTGCCGCTTCCCATATATGGGTCAAGCACCGTGCCACCTGCTGGCGTGATGAGTCGGCAGAGGTATTGCATGAGTGCTGTTGGTTTGACTGTTGGATGGTTGTTGCCCTCGTCGCGATCCCTCTTGCTTGCCTTGGCGCAGTAGAAGAAGCGGGCTGCGGAGCCTCCATTGTCGCTGTGACCGTGTGAAATGTGACCTAAGTTTGCTCCAGACATCGCCATGTTCTCGCTCGGCTTGTTGTTCCTCGGGTTCGCCTTACTAGGCTTAGTCTCTGGAAACAAGTCCAGCACCTCCTGCGAGCCGTCGTGGATTAGGTTGGCTGGGAAGCGTCCTTGGGGTTCTTCACATTTATGTTTATCACCCATATTGAACATTGTTTCGTCTCTTTTTCCAATAGATGAAAAATTGCCGTCCTTGTGAGTTGTTCGTGGTTTCCCCTCCACCCTGCACCCATCAATGTTAATCCCACCCGTTCCCCACTTCAGCACGTTCTTGGCAATGGTGGACTCTGATAGTGGCTTGCGGCATAGGGTGAAGAATTCACAGGAAGGCTTTAGGGCTGTTCCCCATCCGTCCCATTGCTTCGCGGCTTCGGTGGCTGGTGCGGTGACTGTCATATCGTCTTTAAATCTATACTTTTTCCCTCCACTCTGAGTTTCATCGTCTGCTTGTGCGCCACGGATGTTTTTGTAAGGATTCACACCCACCACCTCACGCTCTGCCCCTGCCGCCTTGTCGATAGCCTTGCTGATATTCAGCGACTTAGGGAATCCTGAGCCGTAAATCCAGCTCACCACGTCACGAATCTCAAAGCCAGCGTCCTCGATATTCACGACCATTCGGTGCTGTGTCCGTGTGCCACAGGCGATCAGCGCATGACCTCCAGGCTTTAGCACTCGCATAGCTTCCTTCCAGACCTCCACGCTTGGCACGTCATAGTCCCACTTCTTAGCCATGAAGCTAATGCCGTAGGGAGGGTCGCTCACGATGGAGTCAACCGAGTTATCGTCGAGGGTCTTCATCTGCTCTAGGCAGTCTCCGTGTAGTAGGTTTATCATAAATTTAATAGTGCCTCACAGCTTCCTACACGTGCCTTGGCAATCTCGTAGTAGTCCTCGACCTTCTCGATTCCAATGAAGTCGCGGTTGAGTTGCTTCGCCATCTTGCCTGTTGTGCCACTCCCCATGAATGGATCAAATACAGTGTCGCCTTCATTGCTCCATGAGATGATGTGGTCATTGGCAATCTTCTCTGGAAATGGTGCGGGGTGAACACCTACGCCCCTTTGTCTTTGCGGATAAACGCTCCATATATTAAATCGCTGTCCGTATTCCGACGAAACATACGAACACCCCTTTTTCGTAGTACCATCTGGCAATCGCTTTGTTTTTTGAATCGTTTTATTTGCGTGCTTGTTTTTGCGATCTTTTATTGGGTTAAACGTAGCCAGATTGCCTTTTGCAAAAACGAACATATACTCAAAGACTGGTGCGTATCTGGTTTTCAACGCACCCACAGCGGAAAATCCACCCTTGTCCCATATCATAGTATCATGCAGATTAAACCCACACTCCATCGCATACAACGCTTGCTTGAAACTTGTTCCAGTCTCACTTCCCTTGATGGTAGCGTCACCCACTATCCATACGACTACACCACCATCCTTAGTGACTCGATACAATCCTTCAAGCACTTGCTTCCAGATGCCTTCGTTCCATTGCAATGTTCCCTCGTATGTTCTGAGGTTGTCGTATGGTGGTGATGTGACAGTAAGATCAACGCTGTTATCGTCGAGGGTTTGCATCTGCTCTAGGCAGTCTCCGTGTAGTAGGTTTATCATAAATTTAATAGTGCCTCACAGCTCCCCACGCGTGCCTTGGCAATCTCGTAGTAGTCCTCGACCTTCTCGATTCCAATGAAGTCGCGGTTGAGTTGCTTCGCCATCTTGCCTGTTGTGCCAGAGCCGAGG